TGGCCTATCCGTTGGTGTGGAAGTTACCGCATCAGAGCCTAAAGATAACTACCTCCTGGTCACCGCTGCTACCTTACGCGAGGTATCACTTGTAGAGAGCGCCGCATTTTCTAGCGCTGCGGTGCAAAGTATTGCAGCAGCTGCGGGCGATATGCCAGTAACGCCAGTAGAAGCAGCATCAACTAAAGTTACAACAACTAACACAGTAATAAACTCAACAACAACCGAAACCGAAACAGAAAGCGAGGCCGCTGTGACTACAGCCCCCGAAGAAAACGCACCTGAGGCAACAGATGCCTTAGAGCAGGCTGCACCTACAGTAGAGGCAGCTCGTAAAATCATTATGCCAAGTGCATTAAACTCACAAAGAGTACGCCACGATATTACGTCTATGGGCGCGTACACAGCACGTAAAGTAAAAGCATCACTAGGCGATGAAGAATCACGCCTTTTTGTTACTGCAGCCGATGATTTCTCAAGCGCAGGTTTAGGCTTTACACCTACTCAATATCTACAGTCAATCGTATCCACACAGGGTAATTTTGGCCGTCCAGCTTTTGAGTGCGTTGACCGCCAAACCGTGCCAGCTAGCGGTATGACTATTAACCGTCCTAAGTTTACAACTTACCCAACGGTAACAGTTGAAGCTGAAGGTGGAGCAGTATCTAATACCGATGCTGTCTCAGAATATTTGACTTCAAGTATTTCCAAGTATAGTGGAATGCAGACGCTCTCGATTGAGCTACTTGAGAGGTCTGACCCTGGCTTTTATGATGCGATTACTAATGAGTTGACAAATAACTATCTCAAGGTAACCGATGCTGCAGTAATTGCAGCTCTAACAGCCGGTGGTACACAAGCTACGGCTGTAGCAGCTACATCAGCTGGCATCATTTCATACATCTCAACAGAGGCACCACTTGCTTACACAAACTCAAGCTATTTTGCTAAGAATTATCTAGCAGGAAGCTCACAATGGAGTTTGCTACTTGGGGCTACAGATTCAACTGGGCGCCCAATTTATTCTGCCGCGAATCCGATGAATAACGGGGGCAACGCTGCGACTACATCGGCTAAGGGCAACGTAATGGGCTTAGACCTATTTGTTGACAGAAATGTTGTATCAACAACTATTGACGAATCAGCGTTTATTATTGCGCCTGAAGCGTTTACAGTTTTTGAGTCACCAACTGCTTATATGTCAGTTAACGTTGTATCTAATCTTCAGGTACAAATCGCTATCTACGGTTATATGGCCACTATGGTTAATATCGCCGGTGGTATCCGCCGCTTTAACCTCACATAATAAAAACCCACTAATAGTTTGGTAGGTCTCTTAGCCCTTTGAGACCTACCAAACCTAAGTAAGTAAGGAGTATAAAAATGCCAGCCACTTATGTAACCGCTGCGACATTAAAGGCATCTTTAGGTGTCGGTACTCTTTATGATTCTTATACTTGGATAGAGGATACGTGCCAAGCCGCACAAGATTTAATTAACGGTTTTTTGTGGTTTGATAATGCGCCAGTAGTAGGTACAGCCTTGGTTAGTAATGTCGCTACGGTGATGGTTGCTAACCCAGGCATCTTTACTGTTGGCGAGTCCGTTACGGTTGCCGGGGCAGGTTCAACCTTTAACGGTACTTATACAATCACAGGCACGATTCCTTTTAGCACAGGTACGGCTAATCTTTTACCTGCATTTAATATGCAGCTTAATTACTGGCAATTCCCACAGGGTTATAGCTTTATCCAATATGCAAAAGTAGCGGCTGACCAAAACTTTAGGCGCGTATTGCCTTATGGCACTATGACAGGTGACGATACAAAAACCGCTACCTATGCCAACACCCCAGCTATTAACGCTGCAGCTTTAATGCTAGCTGAGAATATCTGGACTTCACGGTTTAGCACACAAAACGGCGGCACTAGCGTAGATGGATATAGCCCTAGCCCATTTAAGATGAGCAATACTTTAATGGCATCCGTGCGCGGCCTCTTGGCTCCGTATCTTTCTCCTGCAAGTATGGTTGGCTAATGACAGCGGCCATAACTACTTTACGTAGCACGGTAGCTGCAGCCCTGGCTAATGCTGGCGTGTGGAGTACTTTTGCATACCCGCCTAGCACAATCCTAGCTAATAGCGTTGTAGTTGCACCGGCTGACCCATACATAAGCCCTAGCAATAACTCTTATGCCAGCATTTCACCTATGGCCAACCTAAAGGTCATTATGACGGTGCCAATGTTTTCTAATGAAGGCAACTTACAAGGCATAGAGGACACTATTGTAGCTGTGTTTGCTAAACTAGCTGCAAGTGCAATCGTATTTAATGTTACTAGCGTATCTGCACCTAGTGTTTTAAGTGTGGCTAGTGGTGATTTATTAACTGCAGATTTACAAATATCCGTACTAACGAGCTGGAGCTAAAATGGCACTTACAGATGAAGAAAAAGCATTTTTAATCAAAATTGGCCAAGACCTGCCAAAAGAGATTAAAGAAACCCAACCAAAAGAAACAACAACACAGAAAGTAGAGGAATAGCCCTAATGGCAATTTTCTTATCAAACGGCGTAGTGGCTACTCTCAACTCAGTAGTCCTATCAGACCACGTAACAAGCGCAAGCATCTCTAGAACCTTTGACGAGCTAGAAGTTACAGCTATGGGCGATACTGCACACAAGTTTGTTAAGGGCCTAGAAGCAAGCACAATCACTTTAGATTTTTTAAACGATGATGCAGCTTCCGGGTCTGGTTCAGTACGTGCAACTTTGCAAGCTGCCTGGGGTACAACTGTGCCACTAACGCTAAAGCAAACTAGCGCCGTAGTATCAACCACCAACCCTTTATACAGCACTACAGTTTTGGTAAATAATACTACCGATATTAACGGCGCTGTCTCTGAGGAAAGTGTGCAGAGCCTGACCTTTACCTGTAACTCACCAATCGTAATTACAACCACACCATAAGAATAAAGAAAAGGGGCTAACACAATGGCAAAACTCAAAATAACAAGGGCAGACGGTACGTTATCCGAACATCAGATAACGCCTAAAATCGAGTGGGCCTTTGAGTTGTACGCAAAAAAAGGCTTTCATAAAGCTTTTAGAGATGATGAAAAACAGAGTGACGTGTACTGGCTAGCTTGGGAGTGCCTCAGGTCAGACGGTGTTGAAGTACCTGTTTTTGGAGCGTTATTTTTAGACACCTTAGCTAAGGTCGAGGTGTTGGACGATGACCCTTCGCAATAGTGGGGCGCGGTAGTTTTGGTTACCTGGTTGCACAGCTAGCCGTAGAGACGGGCATCGCGCCCCAGTATTTACTAGACCTGGATACGTATATGTTTAAGAATATGTTAAAGGTCATAAACGATAGAGCTAAGGAGCAACAAAATGCCAGTAGAGCTAGAAGGGGCCGTACAGCTCCGCGTAGCCCTTAAGCGTTTTGCTCCTGACTTATCTAAAGAAACTCAGTCACAAATGGCGGCAGCTCTAAAAACTGTTACTACAGTAGCTAGAGGTTACGTTCCTAATGACGGGCAAGTCTTATCCGGCTGGTCTAAAAACCTAGCCGGTGCAGAAAACCTGGCTTATCGTCCATTTCCTAAGTTTAACTCTATGCAAGCTAAGGCTGGCATTACTTATTCAACCTCACCATCTAAGCCTAATAAAAACGGTTTTGTAGCTTTAGCTCGCATTATTAACAAGTCTGCAGGCGGTGCAATCTATGAGACAGCAGGCCGTAAAAATGCACAGGGTCAACCAAACTATAAACCTGCAAGTGTTGTTTATCGCACAGGAGACGGCCCAGGAGATTTTACTATCAGGTATTATCAAGAAAAGGATAACTCTCAGCGTAAAGGTTACAACAATTCACTTAACCCTAACGCTGGCAAACAGTTTATAGATAACCTAAACAGTACTGGCCAGCTAGTAAACGCCCGCCCTAAGGGTTTAGTGGGTAGCCCAGGGCGCAAACAAACTGGCCGCTTAATCTTTAGAGCCTGGGCTGAGGATAACGGGCGAGCTAATGCAGCCGTTATTAAGGCGTTAGAAAATGCCTCAAAAATGTTTTATGAGCATACAAGGAGAGCTGCCTAATGGCTACCGATTTAGTAGTAAATATAGCCAGCCAATTCTTAGGTAAAAAGGCTTTTCTAGATGCTGACAAAGCTACCAAAAAACTTACGGGTAGCGTAAAGAGTCTAGGCCGCGTATTAGGTGTAAGCCTTAGCGCTGCAGCTTTTGTATCTTTTGGTAAGTCAGCTGTTAACTCCTTTACCGGTGCTCAAAAAGAAGCTGCAATATTAGCCAATACTGTAAAAAATCTAGGGCTGGCTTTTGACCAACAAAACATAGACCAATACATAAACAAAATAGGCAGACTTTATGGAGTAACTGGCGGACAAGCCACGCCAGCCTTGCAAGCTTTGTTAACAGCCACAGGCTCAACTGCTAAATCTATAGAGATTTTTAACACGGCTTTAGACGTAGCCGCTGGCACAGGTGCCGATGTTACCCAAGTTGCTCAGGATTTATCTCTAGCATATTTAGGTAATACTAAAGCTCTTAAGAAATACAATACAGGGCTGACCACAGCTGAGTTAGCTGCTATGAGTTTTAATGAGTTGCAAACTAAGTTAAATAATAATTTTGCAGGTGCAGCAACGGCAGCAGCAGCTACATATACTGGCCAATTAACTATATTGAGTGAATCTGCAAACCAAGCTAAAGAAATTATTGGTAAGAGCCTAGTTGATGCTATTGACTCTTTAGGTGGCAGCAACGGCATAGCCGAAGTTGGGGAAGATATAAACAACGCTGCGGCATCCCTGGCTAATTTTATTGACAGCATTATTTACCTTAAAGAGCAGATAGCAACTATCCCAGGGGCAGGCATAGTTAAAGGCGCTTTTGGTTTAGTTGGCAACGTATTAGGCAGATTTAGCCCACAACGAGCAGCTGAATTACTGAAAGAGATTAAGGGGCCACAACCTTTTAGCCAGCCTATGACTTTAGCTAATCAAGCTACTGGCGTATCAGATGCGGCAGCTAGAAAAAAAGCAGAGCTTGAGGCAATCAAGCGTAATAAAGAGCTAGCCAAGCTAGCTAAAGCTCAAGCTGCAGCGGCGTTAGCAACTACAAAAGCCAAGAAAGAGCAGGCTAAATTAGACAAGGCAATAGCTGCAGGCCAGTTAGCTTTAGGTAAGGGTGCAGACGTTTTTGATATGGATAAAATCCAAATTAACGCAGCTCTAATTGGCCAGGCTGAGGCTTTAGGCAAAGCTGAGAGCGCTGCTCAAGTACTATCTATTGCCAACGATATACAGCGCCTGAAGGTTAAGCAATCTATAAATGAGCTTGAAGATGCGATAGCCTCTAAAGATGTAGCTCGTATTGAACGCGCTACCAAACAACTTAATGAGGACTTAAAAATCTTAGGTACCTTGCAAAGCCAAAACTTTACCTTGTTAGGTATTAAGACAGTTTTGGATAGTCTCAAACCTAAAGAGCTTATAGACCAAGAAAACCTTAATATGGCTTTAGACAAGATACGCGAAATGCTGAGGCTTTTGGCACAGGCTGGCGCAACTCCTAGCACTAGAGCAAAATCAGGCATCCCTGAAGGCGATTATGTAGCACCTGTAGTTTTTGACCCTAATACCTCTATAGATGCAGTTATAGAGTATGCCGATGCTGCAACCGAGCGTGCTACAGCTTTTGCTATATTACAAGAGCAAGAAAACTACGCGGCCTATTTATCACTTATTGAGTTTCAGAGAAAATTAGGAGATTTTGGCGGTTATAGCGCCGATATGAACAGAGGCGCGGGCTATGGCTCAGGCTCAACTGTGACCGTAGAGATTATAGATAAGACAAGCGGACTTATTGAGGTGGTACAAACAGCCGTACAAGAAAACAATAGGTTTGGCAATAACCTTAACTTTGCTGGCGCGATATGACCGTACCCGTAATTCACGCAGTTATTAACTTTAGTACTGGCCCTAGCTTTGCTCAGGCTATGATTTTAGATAGTGGCATATTAGGCACAAATATTTTGGCAGATGCAGCTAGCGTTATTGTGGACGTATCTAACGTAGTAGATAGTATTGAGACAAAGCGCGGGCGTAATCCTCAGGCTGACCAATTCCAAACTGGCACTCTTACTATGCGTATCGTTGACCAGGTGGGCGCGTTCAACCCCCAAAACCCAGCCAGCCCCTACTTTCAGCTTTTGACCCCTATGCGTAAAGTACAAATTACGGCTACATACGGGGCAACTACTTACCCTATTTTTGCTGGTTTTATTACTAGCTACACAACTACTACACCTAAAAATGCTAATGATGTGGTTTATACCACTATCACAGCTGTAGATGCTTTTAGACTCGCGACAAACGCCCAGATTAGTACCGTGGCAGGTTCAGGCGTACAATTAAGTGGCGCAAGAATTAACGCCATTTTGGACCAAATTGACTGGCCCGTCTCTATGCGTGACGTGGATGCAGGCCTAACTACTATGCAAGCAGACCCAGGCACAGCCCGCACAAGCCTTGCAGCTATGCAGACGGTAGAGACTAGCGAGTATGGCGCTTTGTACGTAGATGCGGCGGGCAGTTTTATTTTCCAAGACCGTTCAGTAACGGCTGGCAGTACGGGGGCTACGCCCACAGTATTTAACGATGATGGTACAGATATCTCGTATTTTAATGCCGTTTGGAGACTTGATGACACTCTTGTGTACAATTCTGCAAGCATTACCCGTACAGGCGGTACGGCTCAAGTAGCCATAAATCAACCCAGCATAGATAAGTATTTTGTGCATAGCTATAACCAGCAAAACCTACTAATGGAAACAGATGCAGTAGCCCTGGATTATGCTCAAGCATACGTTGCATCTAGAGCTGAAACAAGCATCCGATGCGATGCTATCCAGTTAGACCTCTATACCGATAATTACAATACGGGCATTATTGCAGCGCTAGACCTGGATTACTTTGACCCGGTAACTATTACAACTAACCAACCTGGGGGCTCAACCCTAACTAAAACTTTGCAGGTGTTTGGCGTAGCTCAAAGCATTACGCCTAACAGCTGGAAAACAACACTAACCACGTTAGAACCAATTCTTGATGGCCTAGTGTTAAACTCATCCATATACGGTTTGCTTGACAGCGGCGTATTAAGTTATTAAGGAGATAGGACTATGGCAGCTGGATTAGGTTTTAAGACCTTTACTACTGGCGAGGTACTTACGGCAGCTGACACTAACGGCTACCTAATGCAAGGCGTACTAGTGTTTGCCTCAGCGGCAGCGCGCGCTGCAGCTATTACCTCACCACAAGAGGGGCAATACTCTTACCTTAAAGATACAAACAGTACTGAGTATTATGACGGGGCTGCGTGGATTGCTGCACCTATCGGTGACATCACAGGCGTTACAGCTGGTACAGGTATTAGCGGCGGTGGCACAAGCGGCACCGTAACCGTTACTAACTCAATGGCTACAGCTATAGATGCTAAAGGCGATTTAATTGCTGGAACAGCTGCAGATACTTTTGACCGCCTAGCAGTAGGCACAAACGGCCAAACACTTGTGGCGGATAGTACCGCCTCTACTGGCTTGAAATGGGCTACGGCTTCTAGCGGAGCTTTGGCGTTTGTCAATGCTACAACTTTCTCAGCTGTAACTAGCGTTTCATTACCAACAAGCACTTTTGGTACTACATACCAAAACTACAGAGTATTTATTCTTTTTACTAATGCTTCTGCAAATGCTGCAATCACAGTAAGAAAAAGGTCATCAGGCACAGATAGCACAGGCGCAACATATCAAACAGGCGGGGCTAAGTTTCCACGTTCGGGTGCCATTGCTCAAGTACAAAGTGCCGATGCCACATCTTGGGCAACTGGTATTTCTGTGAATATACCTTATGGCGTTTTTATGATTTTGGATGTTGTTTCTCCTGGAACTGCGACAAACTACAATCAGATTTCTGTCACAGGAACTGTTGGTGTTGATGGTTTAAGTTTAGGTTGGGTTAACTCGGGCGGTGGAACTTATGATTCTCTTTCTTTCATTATGGCTTCAGGTAACTTTACGGGCAATATCTATGTTTATGGCTACTCAAACTCATAAGGAGTGAAATTATGGAAAAACTATTTATTCAAGACGGCGATGTAAGACGCGAATACACAGAAGCCGAGTATGCACAGAATGCAATAGATGTTGCTGAATATAACGCAGCAGTCGCAGCAGCAGAAGCCGAAGCCGAAGCCGTAGCAACTGCTAAAGCAGATGCAATAGATAAACTTACTGCACTTGGTATTGACCCAAAAGCACTTGGGCTATAAGTGGAACACTTGACTAAGAAAGTGGCCAATGCAGACTAGCTACAACGGCTGGCCAGCATCTAAGGAGCAGGCTGAGATAGGCGTTAAGCCTTTTAAGGTAGAGGGTACAAGCCTTAAAATACGCTGCGCTGAAAAGGTAGCACCCTTACTAATTAACTTTGCTAAAGAGTTTAACGAGCTAATAGAGCCAATAGAGGGCGGCACGTTTGACGATTGGGGTTATGCCTACAGAGACGTAAGAGGTGTGGTAGGCAAACTTAGTAACCACGCAAGCGGCACAGCTATAGACCTTAACGCAATTAAACACCCTTTAGGCAAGGTAGGCACGTTTGATGCAGCTAAGGTACCGATGATTAGAGCCTTGGCTAAAAAGTACGGGCTAACCTGGGGCGGGGATTGGACTAGAAAAGATGAAATGCACTTTGAGATAGCTTTAAGCCCTGAAAAAGTCAGGGTTTTAATTACCAAGTTAGGGATAGAAAATGCCTAAAACAGCACAAAAAACTGTTACTACTACAGCTACTATTGTGGCTTCACAACTTATTGGTGACCAAAGCGTGTATTTGCACAGCGCCAGCGGAACTCTTTATATTGGCGGCTCAGATTTAACTTTAGCAAATGGGTACAAAATGGATAATGGCGATAAACTTTCTTTACTATTGGGTGACCACGAAGATTTATATGCAATGACTAGCTCGGGAACAGCTACTTTGTATGTAATGTCGCAAATCAACTAAGGGCAGAATCGAGCTAATAAATGAAAGAGCAATTTAAGGCTGCGGCCTTGTCCTACCTGCGTGCGGCCCTATCGTGCGTGGGTGCGCTGTATCTATCAGGTATCACAGACCCTAAAGTACTAGCTAATGCTTTTCTTGCTGGGCTAATTGGGCCAGTACTTAAAGCTATAGCACCTAATGAAAAGCAACTTGGAATAGGCGCTAAGTAGGATGTCGCAGGCCCAGGCATATATAGCGGTAGCGTTGGGGATTGCTACCCTTTCAGGGCTTATGGCTGGGCTTGTGCGCCACCTTGTTAAGTATTATCTATCCGAGCTAAAGCCTGACGGCAACGGCGGCCATAACCTAGTAGGGCGCGTTGAGCGTATTGAGTTACGCGTGGATAAAATCTATGAAATGTTGCTAGAGGACAGATTATCTAAGTAGGGCGTGTCGCGTTGCCTTTTGTCGGTGGGTAGGTTCATACTTTAACTACACACGCCGGGAGGGCTACCCGGATAGGTAGCTCATCGGCCTTAACAAAGGGCGAAAAATGAATAGTTTAGACTTGATGGTAGTAGGTATGGTTTGCCTCTTTATGGGCTTATTTATATGGGCAGCTTATGAGATGGGTTACAAAGTAGGCCTGGGTGAAGGTTACCTACGTGGCCGTAATATAGCTAAGGCGTTAAAAGAAGCTGAGGCCAAGCGATGAGTAATTTTCTAGAAGGATACGAGGACGTAAACGCCCGCATTATTAGGGCGCGTATTGAGTACCCAACCTTGCGCCTAGTTGCATCTATTGAGGATATAGATATAACAAAAGGTTATATTTTAATCAAGGCTGAGGCTTACAAAGAGTACGAGGACCATCTACCAAGCGCTGTGGATTACGCTTTTGAGATGCGCAGCGATAGAGGCGTAAATCTGCATTTTTGGGTAGAAAACGCAGTAACGAGCGCTTACGGGCGCGTTATCGGTTTGCTTACACCTGGCGGTATTGCTCGTAGTACAAAGCAGGATATGGAAAAGGTAGAGGCGCTAAGCACTAAAGACGTAGCACCTGTTAGCGATGATTTATGGGCTACAACACCTGTAGCACAGACCATCGAGGCAGTTAAAAACGAGCTAGGCGGTATTTACCTACAGGCTAAGCCGGAGTGCATCCACGGCGCCCGTGTTTGGCGTGAAGGATTCTCCACCAAAACAAACAAAAAATGGGGCAATTACAGCTGCACCGAAAAGACCAAGGCTACTCAATGTGAGCCAGTTTGGTATATGCAAACCTCTACAGGTTGGGCGCCTCAAGTATGAGTAGCCAAATGGAGTTAATCAACCTTAAAGCTATGACGGGCAAGCTCTTTATAGATGGTGAAATGGTCGCAGAGTACAAGGTAGAGACGTGCGACAAATGCGCCAGGGTGACACAGCTAGATAAGTTTGGCTATCAAAAAAACTCATATGAAAACATTATATGGTTTTGCAAGGATTGCAGGTAATGACTACCTCTAAATCCGATTGGGATATAGACCTTCGCTACGGCCAAGACGGGGAAGAATCCGTACGCCGGCTCCTTACTATGGAGACGGTAGAGGTCAAACGCGATAGGCGTTGGAAAGAGACAGGCAATATATACATAGAAACATCTTGCTATTACGTTAACGAGCGTGGATTTAAGCCTTCAGGCCTATCAGTATCTCAGGCTACGCATTGGGCTTTTGTCCTAGAGGATTTAACGGTAATAGTCTCTAAATCTGACCTTATTAACACCGTAAAAGAGTACGGTAGGAATATAAGCTGCAATATTGAGCCTAACATCTCTTTTGGCTACCTTATAACTATTGACTCACTACTTAAATGGCAAGTAGAAAAGGCCGAGAGAAACGAGTTTATCTATGGACATTATCCGCTTTGAGTGCCGCAGCTGTAAGAAAATAACAGAGCAGATTGAGCGCATAGTCACTGATAACCTGCCGCCTAACGTCAAAGTCTTACAATGCAAGGTATGTAGCAAAATGAGCGTTAGCTTGTTAGTCACTTATGGCGAGGCTACACAATGAAACCCTGGGGGCAACAAAACACAAAATGTAAACGGTGTGGGCATAAAAGCACACAAACTTTTGAGACAGCTTCTCTGCTTTGCGATTATGGCAACGAGCAAGCAAGGTTCTTTGAGCGTTTATGTGCTGTGTGTCTGTATTGGTCTGCCTTTATGTACCTTTACAATGGTCAATATAAGGTGACAATAGATGCCTATGTATGAATATGAGTGCATTAGCTGCTCAATACGCTTTGAGGTGCAGCGCTCTATACACGATGTCAACATACCTAAGTGCTGTGGCTTTGATATGCGCCGTATTTATGACCCAGTAGGTGCCATATTTAGGGGCACAGGTTGGGGCAAGGATGCAAAATAGTTATCCACAGGAGTTATCCACAGGTACTAATAACTGTGCAGACACGCCCAAGACTACGCTTAATATTGCACT